AAAAAATCCAACTGTATCGGGTTTCACATTATGTTCTAAATGATATTGCAAGAAACTGATTCTGTTACGATTTAAAAGTTCATCATCCCAGGGAGACTGGCTCAAAAATCTATATATACAACTTTTGTCTTTAGCAAGTGCAATATTTTCAGCAATATTAGATATTGATTTATTATCACCTATACTTATAATGCCTTCTATCATTGTAGACAGATGATTAAACTGAGGTTTAGTCATACCATAATTTACATCTTCTAAGTAGTTGATAACTGCTTCGTTGTAGTTTACAATGGTGGCAGGCATAAGTTCTGACCTCCTGTGTTTGTATTTTTGTTGGTAACAAATATTTATCACAGGGCCAGGATTTATGCCATATATATTTTTTGGTAATACTACCAATTACGATTTTGTTTTTGCAGAATTAGAGTAAGATTTAATCATGCCTATCCTCGCTTGGCATAAACTTACCTTCTGCTGTAGTTAATTTATTCTACAGCAGAAGGTTCTTTTTGTAATGTCTATCTTTTTTAGGGTGTAATCCAGTTTTGGCTTCAAAGGTTTTTTCTTAGGCAATCAACATAATTCAATATTATTTAATTTATATAGAAGAAAGATGGTAATCAACATGCACTGCATATTTGCAAAACAATTCAGGTACCTAAACATGAACAAGACAAATTCGGCATGACAACACCTGCCGGACTTAAATTGTAGCTGAGCGTATGGCGGGTGCTGCCGTGTAGGTTGGAGCTGACGAGGTTGATATTGTATGGTTTGGACTTCATACAATATCAAGCGGTTCTCTGCCAATATACATAAGGCAAAAGCTATACGCCGGATACGATTCCATCCCCGTATAAAAAAACAATACAGCGCAAAAAGCAATGACGACCATCCTGGCAGGGCGCTGCTTGATAGAATAGTTTTTGCGGCCGAGTTTACGAATTTCAGTAAACTCGGCCGCTTTTGTCTTTGCGCTGTTTTACATAGATGCCGCAGTCCTCCCCGCCTCCTTTCCCTGAGCTTTCGGGAAAGGAGGTGGAAACGGATGGACAAGAAGTATTTCATTGAACTAAACGGCAGGCAAATTCCGGTCAGCAAGGAAGTATATTATGCTTTCAAGCGTCCTGCTTGGAAAGAGCGCAAGCGCAGACAGATTCGCGCGGAAAAGGAGCTTTCGCTTGAAGCGTTTGCGGACGCCGGGTTTGAGATTCCTTCCAGTCAGGCGCTTGTTGACGAGATCGTCGAGGACAAGCTGTTATTGGACATGCTGTCCAAGGCGCTTTCGGAACTGACCGACGAGGAGCGGTTTCTGATTGACGAGCTGTTTTACAACGACAAAACGGAACGTCAAGTAGCGAAGGAAACCGGAATACCACAAACCACACTTAATTATCAAAAAAACAAGATAATTAAGTGGCTGAGAAAAAAGTTAAACTTAGAATAAAAAAATTTCGTTCAACCACCCTCCCACTTTCCTTTGGATTGTGAGGGGGTTTTTTTATTGCCCCGAAATGGAGGTGAGAGACATGAGAAAAAGCGTGAATGCCGCTTTGACGAAAAACGAGGAAACAACGGAAGAACTGGTCGGCATCCTGACCGCCATCAGTGTTGTGTCAAAACGGCTGGCAAAAAAACTGGCGGCGCTCGAAAAGCCGCCTGACGAAGGGAGGGATAAAACGGATGGAACAGCCGAAACCGCTGCTGCCCATGCCGATTAAAGCTAAGCCCTACAGGCATCAGATCAACGCTTTTAACTTTGTGTGCGGCAAATTCGGGCTTATTCCTTCGCAGACTATGCCGTCTGCAGGCGCGGCGCTGCTCATGGAAATGGGCACCGGCAAGACCATAACAAGCATCGCGGTCGCCGGCGCTCTGTATCAGGCGGGCAAAATCTGCAGGGTTTTGGTGGTTGCGCCTCTCTCCATCTTAGGCGTCTGGCGGGAAGAGTTCGCCAAATTCGCGGATTTCGATTACAGCCTTGCGGTTCTTGAAGGCAGCGCCGCAAAGAAAACCGACACCCTGCGGCACATGCGCGGCTCTCCCCTGCAAGTCGCGGTAATCAATTATGAATCGGCCTGGCGGCTGGAAAAGGAACTGTCCGCATGGAACCCCGACATGATTATTGCCGACGAAGGCCACAAGATTAAAACCCACAATATCGCCGCTTCCAAAGCCATGCACCGGCTGGGTGCGCGGGCAAGGTACAGGCTGCTGCTTACCGGAACGGTCATTACTAACAAAGCCATCGACGTATTCAGCCAGTATAAATTCTTAAACCCTGCTATCTTCGGCCAGAGCTTCTATGTGTTCCGCAACAGGTATTTTGATATGGTCGGCTACGGAAACTACACGCCGGTACTGAAAAAATCAATGGAGCAGGATTTGATGAAAAGACTCCACAGCATCGCGTTCCGGGCAACCAAGGCAGAATGCCTGGATTTGCCGGAGACCACCGACATTGTGCGGTATGTGGAGCTGGAACCCGCCGCCATGAAGATCTACAGGAATCTGGTCAGGGACAGCTATGCTGAGTTGGGTCATAGCGAGGTGACGGTGACAAACATACTTACGCGCCTGCTCCGGCTGTCACAGATAACCGGCGGCTTTATCGGCGGCGACGAGGGCAGCCCGGTTCAGCGCGTCAGCACAGCAAAAGAGGAAGCGCTGGGAGACATCGTCGAGGATGTTTTGCAAAGCGGCAAAAAGCTGGCGGTAATGGCGCGGTTCATACCGGAAATCAAAGCCATCTGCCGGATGCTCGAAAAGAAGGAAATCCGGTATTCGATCCTTATGGGCGGCGTGAAAGACCGCGAGGAGCAGGTGTCGGCGTTTCAAAACGACCCGGAGGTTCAGGTATTTGTCGGGCAGATCGCGACGGCGGGACTGGGCGTGACCCTCACCGCCGCCAGCACCATGGTGTTCTATTCCCTCGATTACAGCACGAGCAATTTCGAGCAGGCCAAGGCCCGCATCCACCGCGTTGGGCAGAAAGAGAACTGCACCTATCTGTATCTGACGGCAAAAGGCACCATCGATGAAAAAGTGCTGAAGGCGCTGAGGGACAAGGCGGATCTGGCGAGGATGCTGGTGGACGATTACAGAAGCGGGCTCAATCCTTTTGCGGCAAGGGGGTGAAAAAGCATGAACGAGCAAGGCGAGAAAATATTTGAACTGGCAGAACAGCTTAAAGAACTCAAAGACTTGAAGAAATCCGCAGAGCAGGAGCTCAAGGAAATCAACGACAGGATCGGCGAGACGGAATACCGCCTGTCAGAGCTGATGGCGGAAACCGAAACGCAGAACTTTACCCGGGGCGGCGTGATGTACTATCTGACCGGCACGACGAGGGTGTCGGCTGCCGCGGGCCGGAAAGAGGAACTGTATTCGGCGCTCAAAAAAGCAGGTTTCGGCGATCTGGTCTATGAAACTGTAAACGCCAACTCCCTGTCGGCCTTTGTCAAGGAGCAGATGGAAGAAAACAACGATGAGCTTCCCGGCTGGCTTTCAGGACTTGTGAACGTCTTTGAAAAAACCTCGGTCGGGATGAGAAAAGCGGCAAAGTAATCATGCGGAAAGTAAAAAAGCATTGAGAATTGGAGGTATGGAATATGTCGGCTAAAAAAGAAACGTCGTTAACCAAGCAGGGCAACGGTTTTCTGAGGCTTGCGGACTTTAACATGGCAGGAATGATGGCCGAAGAGCTGAACGGCCTGGATATGAGCTTTGAGCGGATTAAAATCCCGTCGGCGGGCAGCACCGTCTTTGAAGTCCCCGGCGAAAACCCGGGCGAGCCGGATACGGTCAAGGAATTTTCGGCGGTGATTTTATACCATCATCCGCTGCATGCTTACTACAAGACCAAATACACCGGAGGCAGCCAGCCGCCCGACTGCGGCAGCTTCGACGGCGTGACCGGCGAGGGCGACCCGGGCGGGAATTGCAGTACCTGCCCGCTGAACCGGTTCGGCACCGGCGAAAACGGCAGCAAGGCGTGCAAGAACCGCCGCAGGATCTATGTTTTGCGGGAAGGCGAGATTTTTCCGCTGCTCTTGTCCCTCCCAACCGGCTCTTTAAAGGAGTTTACGAAATACGTCAAGCGCCTGCTGTCCAAGGGCAGGAAATCCAACAGCGTGGTGACTCGTTTTTCCCTGAAAAAAGCCACCAACAGCGGCGGCATTGCTTATTCGCAGGCGCAGTTTGCCATAGACAGGCCGCTGACGGCCGAGGAATACGCGCTTATCGGCAAGCTGTCCGAGCAGGTCAGGGAGTACAGCAGGCGGGTCGGCTTCGAGGCGGACAATACCGTGGAAGCGGACATTGATGAAGCGCCGTTTGCGGATCCCGAAACCGGCGAGGTAATAGAACCTTTGAAATAAGGATGACGCTTAAGGCGCGGGAGCAGGATTTAGTCCTGTTCCCCGCTTTAAGCGGCAAGGAGGAGCCATGGAATACAGATGCGTGACAGATTTAGCTGAATTGCAGGATTACCTTGGCGGAGCGCGGCTGGTCGCCTTCGACTTTGAAACCGCGCCCCGGGAGGAATACCGCGGGGATGAAAAGGCGGCGCTGGATGCCCATAAGGCGGATATCGCCGGAGTGAGTTTTTCAGTTTCCGATGGAACGGCGGTTTATGTTCCGTTAAGGCATAAAACCGGAAGAAACGCCGGTTCGCCTGATAAGATCATGCAATGGCTGTCAAAGAGTGTGTTTGAAAATAAAGAGATTGTGAAAATAGCGCATAATATGAACTTCGAGGCGATGTTCCTGTATGCCCTCGGCGTCGTGCTGCAGCCGCCCTGCTATGACACCATCGCGGCGGCGCAGATGACGCTGAAGAGCAATACGGCATTCAGAACGCTGTCCGACAGCGGGCTGAAAACGCTGGCGCAGGAGCTGCTTGGCGAAAATCTGCCAAGCTTTGAAACGGTGACGGCAGGCAGGTATTTCGACGAACTGGATCCGCAGGACGAAGAAACCATCCGCTATGCCTGCGCCGACAGCGACTTTACCTTACGGCTGTATCACCTCTTCAATGACTGGTTTAACCGTTATCTGCCGAAGCACCGTCTTATTGTGGAAAAGCTTGAATCGCCCGCGGCGGTTTACTGCGGGCTTATGAAGTACAACGGCCTGCTTGCGGATAAAGAACTGATGCTTAAAAAACAAGCGGAGGCTGAGGAAAGGATTAAGCAATTAAAAGAAGAGATCGCTTTTATGATCGGTGACGTGAATATCGGAGCAAATGCCAGCACATCGGCTTTCAAGAAATATCTGTATGACGATTTGAGGCTGCCGGTATTCAAGACAACAGCCAAATACCAGGAAGCCATGGACGATGAGGCCATGATCCTGCTTGCAGAATGGTGCCGCGAAAACCGCCCTGAACTTGCGGCGCTGTTTGAACTGGTGCAGGAATACCGCAGATGGGGAAAAATCAAATCCACCTACATAGACGGGTATCTGGAGCATATAGACAGCGTCACCGGCAGGATTCATCCTGATCTGTTCCCGCTGGGCACCGAGACGGGGCGCTTTGCGGCTAAGAATCCGAATTTGCAAAACTGCCCCCGCAAGGACAACGACCCTGTCGGCGTGCGCAATTTCTTTATCGCGCCCAAGGGAAAAGCGCTGCTTTCGCTGGATTTCTCCCAGATCGAGCTTCGTGTCGGCGCATTCTACTGCCGGGACGAGCGGATGCTGGAAACCTACCGCACAGGAGGAGACATTCACGCTCAGACAACTTCGGTTATCTACCGCATCCCTTTCGAGGAGGCTGCGGACAAAAATGCCGGGCATTACAAAGAGCGGCGCGCTATCGCCAAAAACTGCAACTTCGGCGTGTTCTACGGCCTGTTCCCAAAGGGGCTTCAGCGAAACCTGAAATTCAAGGCGGGACTGAACACTCCGCTTTCGGAATGCGAGCGGATCATCGAAAACCTTAAAGCAGGTTACCCAAAGCTCGCCTTGTGGCAGGAGGAGACGAAAAAGCGCGCGGCATCAAGGCGCTATACGGAAACCTGGCTGGGCAGGCGGCGCTATCTGCCGGACATCGCCTCCTCCGACTGGGGCAAAAAGAGCTTTGCCGAGCGGTGCGCGCTGAACACTCCGATACAGGGAACGGCGGCGGATATTTTAAAGCTGGCGATAGGCCGCATCATTGAGGGCCTGCCGCAGAGGATATGGCTGCGCCCGGTTTTGCAGATCCATGACGAGCTGGTGTTTGAGGTTCCGGAAGGCAAGGTGCGCGAGGCGGCAGTGTTCATTAAGGCTTGCATGGAAGGGCGGCCTTTTGAAGAGTTTGACGTGCCGATCCTTGCGGAAGCCGCGGCCGGAGAAAGGTTTGGGGAATTAAAGGAGCTTGAGGCAAATGAAACATTAAAAACCAACGAGGAGGTTGTTCCATGAGCATAAATAAATACAACGCCGAAGGATACCTTGATCTGATGGCTTACGAAGCGCTGCTGGCCACCACGCGGGAGGCAAAAAAAGCGGCATTCCGGCCGCTGGTGTTCATCTGCTCGCCTCTGGCAGGAGATGTTGAGCATAATCTGGAGCAGGCAAGGCGCTTCTGCCGGTTTGCCGTAACGAAAGGCGCAATACCGCTGGCGCCCCATCTGCTGTTTCCGCAGTTTATGGATGACAGCGACAAAATTGAAAGGAACCTGGCCATCTTTATGGGATTGGTGCTGCTTTCAAAATGCCATGAACTGTGGTGTTTCGGCAATAAAATATCCTCCGGCATGGCGATAGAACTGGAAAAGGCAAAGCGGCTGGGCATCCCCATACGGCATTTCACCGGGCAATGCGCGGAGGTGAAGCAAAGTGCGCGAGTATAAAGCGCTGGATATTCCCATCGGGGAGTTTTTGCGCCCATTTTTCGACGCGGGCGAAACGGTCTGCCTGCGGGTATTCAGCGACCGGAAAGATCCGGCCTTCAAGGGCGCGAAGCTTGAGTGCCCGGCGGGTAGGATCGGCGGCATGATGGAAACCCTGAAAAAACATAACGCAAAGAACCGGGGCATTTTCTTTGTGGTCAATTACGGCGGCCATGAAGATGCGGATATTACCCGCATCAACGCCCAGTTTGTAGAGTGCGACAGTCTGAGCTTCGAGGAGCAGCTTGCCGCGATTGAAGCGTTTCCGATGGAACCTTCGCTGATTGTCAAAACAAAAAAATCATTGCACACATACTGGCTGATGAAAAATGCAAAGGTCGAAGATTTCCGCAGGGTGCAAAAACGCCTGATTGCCAAATTCAACGGCGATCCGGCCTGCGTCAACGAAAGCCGTGTGCTCCGCCTGCCGGGCTTCTTCCACTGCAAGGGCGAGCCGGTCATGGTAGAGTGCATCAAATTCAGCCCCGAGCTGCGCTATACGCAGGCGGAGCTGGAAGCGGCGCTGCCTGAAATCCGGGAAGAACCCAAACCCGGAACACCGGCTCCGAAAGGAACGCGAAAAGGCCTTGAGCTGGTCGGCAGGCGGTGCCTGTTTATACGGCACTGCAGGGAAAATGCAGAAACGCTCCCCGAGCACGACTGGTATGCGATGATTGCAAACCTTGCGGTTTTTGAGGGCGGCGAGCGGCTGATCCACGCCCTGTCAAAGCCATATCCCAAATACAGCCGTAAAGAAACGCAGGACAAAATCAATCATTTCCTTGAATCCAGCACAAAGCCCATCACCTGCAGAACGATCGCGGAAAAGGGCTTCAAGTGCCCGAGGCTTGAGGACAGCTCCTGCGGATGCAAGTCCCCGGCCGCTCTCTGCTACAAGCCGCTTTCCGTGGAGGAACTGCGCGAATTTCTGTCCGGGCAGCCGGTTGCAAAGTCGGCGGTGGACAACGTGCAGACAGCGCAGGATTTTGTCCGGGATTTTTTATACAATGCGGATACGGTCGTTGCCGGGACGTTCATTGAATACGAAATGAAGGAGCATTATGGCTTAAAAGCCGGAGCGGTGAAATCACTTTCCGCATTACAGAAGGATCTTTTCAAAGAATACCGCGAGAGCAAGGAAACAAAGCGGGAAACCATGGGCGAAGAACTGCCGGATTGGTACGAACCCTCCGAGCGCGGCGGCCTGCGCTTTATCCCGGGCCTGCTGGCAAGCCACATGGCTAAAAACGTCAGCGCATTTTACGGGGCGGAAAGCTATTACATCTACGAAAACGGCGTATATAAAGCGGCCTCCGACCTGCAGGCAGCGGCCAGGGTGCGCGGGCATCTCATCGAGCGGTACGCCACCATGTCTGCGATCAACGATACGGAGGGCCAGTGGCGGATGCTCATTTACAAGCCCATCCGTGAAATCAACTGCAACCCTTTTATTATCAACCTCAAAAACGGGCTGTACAACGTGCTGGACGGGAGCTTTAAGGCGCACACGCCGGAGTACTATTCTACGGTGCAGCTTAAAGCCTCGTACAATGAAAGCGCAAAGTGCCCGAAATTTATGGCCTTCCTTCAGGGCATTCTGGGAGACGCGGAAATCCATCTGATGCAGGAGATCTTCGGATACCTGCTCATCCCGGTCAACAAGGCGCAGAAAAGCTTTGTGCTGGTGGGCGCGCCCAACGCGGGCAAATCGACGCTGCTGTCGGTGGCGCAGGAAATCCTGCTCGGGAGTGAAAACGTCAGCAACATCCCGTGGCAGTCCTTAAGCGACCGGTTCAAGACAGCAGAATTATTCGGGAAACTTGCAAACATCTTTGCCGACCTGCCCTCAAAGAGCGTGGACGACAACGGCATTTTCAAGGCATTGACAGGAGAGGACTACATCACCGCCGAGCGCAAGAACAAGAACCCGTTCAGCTTCAAGCCTTATGCCCGGCTGCTTTTTTCCTGCAACGAGATCCCCCGCAACTACGGAGACCGCAGCGAGGGGTTTTTCCGAAGGCTCATCATCATCCGGTTTGAAAACCCGGTGCCGCCCGAAAAGCGTGATCCGAACCTGATAGAAAAGCTCGCGGCGGAACGCGACGGCATTTTTATGTGGGCGCTTGAGGGGCTTAAGCGCCTGATTGCGAACGGCTATGCGTTTTCGGAAACGGACAGCACGAAAGCGGAGCTTCAAAGATACAAGGTGGAGAGCAACAGCGCCCTGTCGTTTGTGGAGGAATGCTGCGTGCTGGAAGACGAAGCGGAATGCGTCCGGGAGGAGCTGTTCCAGGCATACCGGGACTATTGCCAGAAAAACGGCTTCAAGCCGATGTCGCAGGCCAACTTCAACAAGGATGTGGAATCGTACGGCGAGCAAATCTGCAGGGCGGTAGACAAGCTGGGCAAGCGTAGGACCTGGCGCGGCCTGCGGTTTAGGGAGTAGCTTTTGACGGCTTTTTGACGGGTATTTGACGGGTTTAGGACCGGCAAAACCCTGATTGCAGCTTGCTTCTGACGGGTTTGACGGGTTTCACCCTTTTCTTTTGCATGAAACCAAGGATGAGATAGGTATAGAGAGAAAAATGAATATATATAAAGGTATGTGGATTTCCTGTCAAACCTGTCAAAAAACGAGGTGGGATTATGACGGAAAAGGAAATCACGTCCGCAATCATGCGGTATTTAAAATCTGTGCCGGAATGCTTCTGCTGGAAGGAGCATGGCGGCATGTACGGCACAGCCGGTCTGCCGGACATTATCTGCTGCATTAAAGGCAGGCTTGTCGCCTTTGAGGTGAAAACGGCGTCCGGCAGGCTGACAAAGCTTCAGGAAGCGACGATGCGTAAAATCAAGGCTGCAAAGGGCGAAGCCTTCAAGGTGACAAGCGTCGGGGATGTAAAGGTTATTCTTGATGCTTTGGAGGTGCCTGCCCATGATGATAGCCTGGGCATATTTGGACAAGAAGTCGGCGGCGGTTGACGCGCTGAAAGATTACGCCAGCATGAAGTACATCATCCAAAACCATCACTGCGAGCTTGAGGAGGCCATGGAACGGATGACTTCTCTTCCTTCCTCCCTGCCGGACGGCCGGCCGAGGGCGAAAAACCTGAAAGCGGGCGAAGCACGGCTGGCGGCTTCGCTCGACGAGATAGACGTCCTTAAGGAGCGGTACCGGAGGGCGCTGGAATATATGGAGTGGTTCCAGCCCTCCTGGGACGCCCTGACGGAGGATGAGCAATTCGTCCTGTCGGAGTTTTACTGCGGCGGCGATGTGCGGCAGACCGACGGTCGGGAATATCTGCGAGCGGTTCCATATCGAGCGTTCATCCGCCTACAACAAAAAGAACAGGGCGCTAGCCCGGCTGGCGCTTTTGCTGTACGGCAAATGAGTAATTTCGCGGACGACTTATGCATTTAAAGGTGCTATACTGGTATTATCAAAAACTACAGAATATTTTCAGAAGCCTTCGGAACAGCCGCTCCGGGGGCTTTTTTCTGCATTGGAGATGGAGCTATGCCAAGAAAACCAAAGCGTCCGTGCGGCTATCCCGGCTGCGCGGAGCTGACGGACAAAAGATACTGCGAGAAACACCAAAAGGAAATGGACGCAAGATACAACAAATATGAGCGCGACCTGGCGACACGAAAACGCTACGGCAGGAGCTGGAAGAGCATCCGGGACAGGTACATAGCGGAGCATCCGCTTTGCGAGGAATGCAAAAAGGCCGGAAGGCTCACTCCGGTCGAAGAGGTGCATCATATTATCCCTTTATCTCAAGGCGGAACCAATGAAGACAGCAATCTCATGAGCCTGTGCACGAGATGCCACTCGTCGATAACGGCGAAAGAAGGCGGACGCTGGGGATAAAGAAAAGCCGCCTTGCGGCGGCGCTTTCAATCAAACTGCCTGAAAAATTCGGCGGGCTCTTTTGCGGGAACAGGCGAAGCTGCAAAGTCGGCGGTGTTGCGCGTGACAATGCAGTCTGCTTTGATGCGCCTGGCACACTGCGCGGCGAGCGCGTCCTCGTAGTCCGTCATGTCAAGCTCCATCGCGCCGAGGACGTCCGCCTTCCCAACGTCGGTGATATCCAGAACAGAGCACAGCGTCCGAATAGCTTCCAGCGTTTTCTCCCTTCCGGCCGCTTTCCTCACCACATAGTAGATGTCTGTGACGGCGCTGGCGGTCAGAAAGCCCTCGACCTTGCCAACTCTGCAGAGCTCCAGAACCCGTTCGGCATGATCTGCGAAAGGCGTTCGATCGACAAGGTAGTCGATGATAACGTTGGTGTCAATTAGGATCTTCATTGTACCTTGCCAGCCTTTCCTCTCGTATCTGCTCCCGGGTGACATCGACGCCCTTTAAAATGCCGCGCAGGGATTTGATCGCGTCTTTCTTTTTGCTTTCGACGTTTGTAAGGAGCGCGACGTCTTTGCCGTTGCGGGTGATGATGATGTCCTCGACCGCGGCGCGCTCGATATACTTGCCCATGTTCATCTTAAGTTCGGTGGCTGAAACGCGCATGTCGTTCACTCCTTTCTCTTGCGCTGTGTTCAATTATATTATATGCATTTTGTGCGATTTAGTCAACAATATTCTGTTCGATTAGATACAATGAAACAGACCATAGGGGCGGTCAAAATCTCCGGTGGATATGTTTTGTGCAACGGGCGTGGGGTCACGCGCGAAAAGTCGCAGTTTCAAACGGGGTATATCCCTCGTCGTCGCATACTGCGCTGTGCTGCGCCCGCCTGACGGCGGGCATTTGCTCCGCTCCGTTGCTCCTCCTCTCCCCACAAAGTCTGCGGCTTTGCAGGCCCCAATTAATTATATGAATCGAGGTGATGTGTATGGCAAAGGACGGTACCAGCCGCGGCGGGGCGCGTATCGGCGCGGGACAGAAGAAAAAGCCGCTGGCGGATAAGATTTTGGAAGGAAACCCCGGCAGACGCAAGCTCATGGTAATGGAGTTTACGGAAACTGCGGATTTAGAAGGCCAGAGCATGCCGCCGCCGAGGGATTATCTTGCCGCAAAGCAGAAGAACGGCAAGGCGACGCTGGCGGTGGAAATATACGAAAAGACATGGCAGTGGCTTAAGGAACGCCGGTGCGAGCATCTTATCCCCGCGCAGCTAATCGAGCAATACGCACAGAGCGTGGCGCGGTGGATCCAGAGCGAGGAATGCATCACCGAGTTCGGCTTTCTTGCCAAGCATCCGACCACCGGCAACGCCATCCCGTCGCCATATGTGGCCATGAGCCAAAGCTTCATGAAGCAGGCCAACAACCTGTGGTATCAGATTTATCAGGTTGTGCGCGAAAACTGTGCCGGCGAATACAAAGGAGCGACGCCCCACGACGACGCTATGGAGCGGCTGCTTACTGCAAGGAGGGGTGGTTGATTTGAACATACAGAAAATCAGAGCCGAGCTGTTGAATCCCGCGGCATATAATCCCCGCAAAGACTTAAAGCCCGGCGACAAGGAATATGAAAAACTCAAACGCTCAATAGAGGAGTTTGGGTATGTAGAGCCGGTTATCTGGAATAAGCAGACCGGCAATGTGGTAGGCGGCCACCAGCGGTTAAAGGTGCTGTTGGATTTGGGGCAGACCGAGATCGACTGCGTTGTGGTGGAGCTTGACCCGCAGAGGGAAAAAGCGCTCAATCTTGCTCTCAACAAGATTCAGGGCGAGTGGGACGAGAATAAACTGGCCGAGCTAATGGCTGAGTTGGACGCAGGTGCATTTGATGTTTCGCTTACAGGGTTTGACGCTTCTGAAATAGATGAACTGCTTAACCGATGGTACTCCAAAGAGGCGGTACAAGATAGCTTTGACATAGACAAGGCGCACGAGGAAATAATGCAGCGCGAGCCGGTGACAAAGTGGGGCGATATCTGGCTTCTCGGGGATCATCGTTTGATGTGCGGCGACTCCGGCAGCGAGGCAGACTTCGCAAAGCTCATGGACGGAGCGCATGCTCAAATAGCGGTCACTTCTCCTCCCTATGGTGTAGGCAAAGAATATGAGAAGGCCGGAATCGAGCCGTGGTTTGAAACCGTGCGCCCGGTGATCAAAAACCTGTGCAGGCATGCGGATATAGTTTGCTGGAACTTAGGTGATCTCTACGCCACCGGCTCCCAGTTCATTGAACCTACCAGCGTATACAGCGTGAATATGTTTCTGGACAACGGCTACCGCCCTATCTGGATCCGTATTTGGAAGAAACAAGGGCAAAATTTCGGCGTAGGACCTTATCATCTTGTTTCAAACAAGCCGGTTCAGCAGTATGAGTACATTTCAGCTTTCAGCAATAACGGCGAGGCTGAGGAATACAACGATCAGGAGTATATGTGGCTTTCAGCATTTGCCGGGCACAGTTATAAATTTGTGAAGCGGCTTACAAAGGAAGAACGCAAGAAATGGGGCTATGCCGGTATTTGGGAGATGACGACTGTCCGGGCAAACAAGGAGCATCCTGCCATGTTCCCAGTAGAGCTTCCATGGCGGTGCATCAAAATGCACAGTGACAAGGGCGGTATTGTGCTGGAGCCGTTCTCCGGCAGCGGAACCACTATAATTGCGGCTGAGCAGACCGGGCGCCGCTGCTATGCGATGGAGTTATCTCCTGTTTACTGTGATTTGGCGGTTAAGCGCTGGGAGGACTTCACCGGCGAAAAAGCCGTCAAACTGGAGGGTTAGCATTTATGGAGATACAGAAAATACCTGCAGAAAAATTAAAAGCTGCAAAATATAATCCGCGGAAAGATTTAAAGCCGGGCGATGCTGAATATGAAAAGCTTCGCCGCTCCATTGAAGAATTCGGGTATGTGGAGCCGGTCATATGGAACAGGCACACAGGGAATATCGTCGGCGGACACCAGCGGTATAAGGTATTGACTGCCTTGGGATACAAGGAAATCGACTGCGTTGTGGTTGATCTGGACGAGCAGCGGGAAAAAGCGCTCAATGTGGCGCTCAATAAAATCAGCGGAGAGTTTGATATTCCGCTTCTGTCCGACCTGCTACGTGATTTAAATGATAGTGGTTTTGATGTGTCGCTGACCGGTTTTGACGCTGCTGAGATCGACGAGCTGTTCCGCGACAAAACTGCCGCCAATGTCAAGGAGGACAATTTCGATGCGGAAAAGGCGGCAGCTGAAATCAAAACTCCTGTTACCAAAAGGGGCGATATATGGCTGCTTGGCAGGCACCGTCTGATGTGCGGCGACAGCGCTTCCCTGCCGGAGGTGCGGCTGCTGATGGACGGCCAAAAGGCGAGTTTTATTTTCACCGACCCGCCATGGAATGTGGATTACGGTTCTGACGCCCGGCATCCAAGCTGGAAGCCGAGGCAAATTCTAAACGACAGGATGAGCACCGAGGAATTCGGCACTTTTTTATTGCAAGCTTTTAACTGCATGCGCGAGGTTTCGGAGGCCGGATGCATGACCTATGTGGTGATGAGCGCCAAGGAATGGGGCAACGTTATGAACGCCCTGCGGGAGGCGGGGTACCACTGGTCAAGCACGATCATATGGAAAAAGGACAGCCTTGTGCTGTCCCGCAAGGATTACCACACCCAGTACGAGCCGATCTGGTACGGCTGGCTGGAGGGGACGTGCCTATGCCCGCTTAAAGACCGAAAGCAGTCGGATGTCTGGGAGATACCCCGCCCGAAAGTGTCGGAGGAGCACCCGACCATGAAGCCTGTTTCGCTTGTGGCCAAGGCCATGCTCAACAGTTCCCATGCGGGAGATTTGGCGCTTGACCTGTTCGGTGGTTCCGGCACGACAATGATTGCCGCCGAGCAGACCGGGCGGGTCTGCTTCATGATGGAGCTTGACCCGAAAACTGTGACGTGATTGCAAAGCGCTATGTTTCCCAGTTCGGGGATAACGCCGCATTCCTGCTGCGCGGGGATGAGAAAATTCCTTATGCGGAAACACAGATTGCTTGAAAATGTCCTTGCTTTCCCTTCAAAACAGAGCGTTAATGTACCCCGCCAATAAAGAAAGGTGGGATTTTTTTATGAGCATCAGAACAATTTCAGCTTTTCCGGAGGGAGGTGTTCGGAATGAGGAATAACAGCTTCCGCTTTTCGCAGAAGGTTGCCGGCCAGGAGAGGAAAGTCATCGCCGCAATAATCGCCGAGGCCCTCGGAGGCCAGGTGAGCTATGCCGGAGCGCCGGGCTTTGCCTACGAAGCAGACGGCTGGACGGTTGACAGGGACGGCGTGGTGCATTCGCCGGAAATCGGCCTTGATGAAATCAAAAGCGTCCGGCCGGTGATCGACGCGCTGAATATCGCCGGGCTGTCAGCGGAGGGAGGCATGACGATTGCGCTTTCTTTACATGGCTTTGGCGAGGCGAATCTTGAAAACCTTAAAAATATGCTGGCCAGCAAGGAAAAGCTGATCAAGAAGGCGCTGTCTGTTGAGCGCAATATTGAAGTTTCGGCTGAAAACGGTGAAATCACATTCCCTTTTTGGAATGCGACCTTAAATGCCGACGAGGTGCAGACGTATATTACGCTGGCAAGGCAGATGGCGGAACAGGCCAAGGTGCAAAAGCGCGTGCTGGCCGCCGAAAAACCGTCGGACAATGAAAAGTATGCCTTCCGCTGTTTCCTGTTTAGGCTGGGCTTTATCGGGGATGAATTCAGAACCGAGCGCAGGATATTGCTTTCAAGGCTGTCCGGCAACGGGGCATACCGGAAAGGCAGTGCAAAGGCGGCGGATGAAGATGAATGATTTTCAAAATACCGACTTCTTTGTCAGGCGTCCGTTTGCGATCGAGGATTTGAGAAAACCGCATCCGCACAAGGAGGAAAAGCCCTTTGCGGTTGTGAAAACCATCAGGCTTTCAAAGATTGACTATGAGAACTTCATTGCCGATCTTTGCGTTGACCGCCGGTTTATCGAGGAGAACAAGGAGCTTTGCCGAATTGGCGAAGACGGCGTATGGCGCTGCCTGCTGGTTCGGCGGCACGGGCAGCCGGACGGAGTGCTGGTGATGCCGGACGGTACGGATTATCCCAAATACGCCGCATATTACCCGGGAGAGGAGACGGATGAAGAATGAGCAAAAACGGCTTTCCGCCAAAGGAAACCGTCCTCCGGCTGCGGAAGCAATACCCGACGGGGACACGCGTGGAGCTCATCCGCATGGATGATCCGTATGCCGCGCTGAAACCGGGAGACCAAGGTACAGTCTCTTTTGTAGATGATATCGGAACCATTCACATCAACTGGGACTGCGGTTCTTCTTTGGATGCAGCTTATGGTGTAGATATGATCAGAAAGCTATAAATGTACACAAATTGAGATGTGTAAAATTGTTCAAAATCCAGTGGAAACTCATGCAGAATTGCCTTGCTATCCTGTGTTTTCAATGGCCTAATGTACACTGCCAAAGGGCAAAAAACACAGAGAAAGCGAGGAGAAAGCGCAATGCTTACAACGAGATTTGGAATCGAGGTAGAATTGACGGGGATTACAAGAAAACAGGCGGCAAAAACTGCAGCAGCTTTTCTTGGAGGGAGGATTGAATCCAGCGGAGATTATTACGATACCCAAAAGGTTATTGCACCGGATGGACGGATATGGAAATTCATGAGCGACGGCAGCATCCGGACACAGAAAAAGGAACGCGGCCGGATTGTGGAGGCGGGCCGGGAATACAGCGTCGAGCTGGTAAGCCCCATACTCACCTACCGCGAGGACATTGAAACCCTGCAGGAGCTGATCAGGATGCTCCGCAAGGCGGGCGGCTTTGCGGTGCCGAGCTGCTGTGGTATTCATGTTCATATTGAAAGCGCAAACCACACGCCGCGAAGCATCCGCAACTTCATCAACATCATCGCCAGCAAGAACGACCTGCTCTACAAGGCGCTGCAGATTGAGCCGGAAAGGATGAGGTTCTGCAAGAAGATGGACGCGGCGCTGGTGGAGAAGATAAACCGCCGCAAGCCCAAGACCATGGCGGCGATTGAAAGCATCTGGTATGAGGGTTACAGCGAAAGCCGGAGCACCCATTACCACAACAGCAGGTACCATTTTCTCAACCTGCACAGCTTTTTCAACGGGAACGGAACGATCGAACTGAGGGGATTCAACAGCGAACTTCATGCGAGGAAAATAAGGAGCTACATAGTGCTTGCATTGGCCCTGAACCATCAGGCGCTGACACAAAAATGTGCCAGCAGCAAAAAGCCGCAGGTTGAAAACGAAAAATTTGCCATGCGGACATACCTCAACCGCATCGGGCTTATCGGCGACGAGTTCAAAAACTGCCGGGAGCACCTTTGCAAACACTTGGGCGGCAACGCAGCATGGCGGTTTCGGGCGGCATAGATAACCGGGCGCTGGGGGCGGACAGCCGCCCCTTATTCCGCGGGAAACGCAAGGAGGAGGATGCAAATGGACAAGGAAAAAGGAACAATTTATCTGGCATACGGAAGCAACCTGAACTTGAAGCAGATGGCATGCCGCTGTCCGACGGCGAAGGTTCTGGGAGGTGCGAAGCTTACAGGCTATCGGCTATTTTTCAGAGGCGGGAACGGCGGCGCGGTGGCGACAATAGAAAAGCAAAAAGGCGGAAGCGTGCCGGTATTGCTTTGGAGAATCACGCATAATGACGAAGAAGCACTGGACCGGTATGAAGGCTATCCGCATCTTTACCGGAAGGAAACGGTTAAGGTGCGTTTCAAAGGGCAGTGGGTGTCCGCTATGGCATATATCATGAATGAAGGCAGGCCGCTGGGAACGCCGGGCTGTTACTACTACGAAGTAATTCGGCAGGGATATATGGACGCGGGCTTTGATATTTCAGTGCTCAATAAAGCGGTGCGGGATTCTGCGGCGCATATGGATAAAGCGGAGATATAGGGAAAGACGCCGCCGGCATAGAAATTTCATAGAAATCCACTTGATGAGAGGAACTTCGTAAGGAGGTTCCTTTTTTCTTGTTCACTTTCAGGAAAGGAGGCGGCAAAGCTGCGGAAGTTAAAGCGATACAGACCTACAAAGTTTATGGCGGAAGGCTCCCGATACGACAAGGAAGCGGCGGACGCCGCCGTTGCCTTTATAAACTGCCTGAAACATACCAAGGGCGAATGGTACGGGATGCCCTTTGAGCTCATTGACTGGCAGGAGCAGATTGTCAGGGATATATTTGGAATCTTAAAACCCAACGGATACCGGCAGTTCAACACCGCCTATGTAGAAATCCCAAAAAAGCAGGGTAAGAGCGAGCTTGCGGCGGCCATTGCCCTATACCTGACCTGCGGCGATTTCGAGCATGGCGGCGAGGTGTATGGCTGCGCATCCGATAGGCAGCAGGCTTCCATCGTGTTCGACGTGGCGGTGGACATGGTGGAGCAGTGTCCGGCATTAAAGTCCCGTATTAAGCCGATGCTGTCGCAGAAGCGGCTGGTGTACAGGCCGCTTGGGAGCTTCTATCAGGTGCTTTCAGCGGAGGCGTATACCAAGCATGGGCTGAACGTCCATGGCGTGGTATTCGACGAGCTGCACGCGCAGCCGAACCGGGATCTATATGACGTGATGCTGCACGGATCCGGCGACGCAAGGAAGCAGCCGCTGTTTTTTCTGATTACAACCGCTGGCACAGACCGGAATTCCATCTGCTGGGAGGTGCATCAAAAAGCGGAGGATATCCTGCAGGGACGCAAGATAGATCCGACATTCTACCCGGTTATCTACAGCGCTGCCGATACCGACGACTGGACAAGCGAAAAGGTATGGAAAAAGGTCAATCCGTCGCTGGGCATTACAGTGGATATTGAAAAATTGAGGGTGGCCTTTGAAAACGCCAAACAGAATCCCGTGGAGGAAAACTTATTCCGCCAGCTTCGCCTGAACCAGTGGGTAAAGCAATCGGTGCGCTGGATGCCGATGGAGAAATGGGATAAATGCGCCTTCCCCGTCGATGCCGACAGCCTGCGCGGTCGCACCTGCTACGGCGGGCTTGATTTATCCAACACAACGGACATCACAGCTTTTGTGCTGGTGTTTCCCCCGCTGGATGAATCGGACAAATATCAGATCCTGCCGTTTTTCTGGATACCGGAGGACAATATCGACCAGCGCGTGCGGCGGGACCATGTGCCGTACGACGTCTGGGAACGGCAGGGCTTTTTGTATACCACCGAGGGCAACGTGGTGCACTACGGCTTTATCGAGAGCTTTATTGAGGAGCTTGGCATGAAATACAACATCAGGGAAATCGCCTTCGACCGCTGGGGCGCGGTGCAGATGACGCAGAACCTCGAGGCTTTGGGCTTTACGGTTGTTCCTTTCGGGCAGGGTTTCAAGGATATGTCGCCGCCCACAAAAGAACTGATGAAGCTGACTTTGGAGGAGCGCATAGCTCATGGCGGACATCCGGTGCTCAGATGGATGATGGACAATATCTTTGTCAAAACGATCCGGCCGGAAATATCAAGCCTGATAAGGAAAAATCCACCGAGAGAATAGACGGCGCGGTTGCGCTCATTATGGCTCTTGACCGCGCATTAAGGCACAGCGGGGAGAATACCGGCTCGGTTTACGATGAAAGGGGGTTGTTGTTTATATGAACATTTTTTCCCGCATGTTCAAAGCAAGGGACAAGCCGAAAAACAGCCTGTTCGGCAACGCATACAGCTTTTTCTTCGACGGCACATCCAGCGGCAAGGCCGTCAATGAGCGGACGGCCATGCAGACAACGGCTGTGTATGCCTGTGTGAGGATACTGGCCGAGGCCATCGCCGGTCTTCCGCTGCATGTGTACCGGTATAAAGAAGACGGCGGCAAAGAAAAAGCGCTGACCCACCCGTTATATTACCTGCTCCATGACGAGCCAAACCCTGAGATGACTTCATTCGTGTTCCGCGAGGCGCTGATGAGTCATCTTCTTTTATGGGGAAACGCCTACGCCCAGGTTATCAGGGACGGCGCAGGCCGGGTGCTGGCGCTTTATCCCCTTCTGCCAAGCAAGATGACGGTGGACAGGGCCCCAAACGGTGAACTGTATTACACCTACCGGCGGGACAGCGAGGAAAGCAGGACAAATCCGAAGGCGGGGCTGGTATACCTGCGAAGCGACGAGGTGCTGCATATCCCGGGGCTCGACTTTGACGGTCTTGTAGGCTACTCCCCTATCGCTATGGCCAAGAACGCCATAGGCATGGCTATTGCCTGTGAAGAGTACGGTGCGTCCTTTTTTGCCAACGGCGCAAACCCGGGCGGCGTGCTGGAACATCCCGGCGTGCTCAAGGACCCGGCAAAGGTGCGCGAAAGCTGGAACGCCGTCTATCAGGGCAGCGCCAACGCCCACCGCATTGCCGTTCTGGAAGAGGGCATGAAGTTCCAACCAATCGGCATCCCGCCGGAGCAGGCGCAGTTTCTGGAGACAAGGAAATTCCAGATAAACGAGATCGCCCGGATATTCCGCGTGCCGCCCCATATGGTGGGCGACCTTGAGAAGTCAAGCTTTTCAAACATTGAGCAGCAGTCGCTGGAGTTTGTCAAGTATACCCTTGACCCGTGGGTGGTGCGCTGGGAGCAGGCCATCCAAAAGGCGCTTCTCTTGCCGTCGGAGAAGCGGACATACTTTGTCAAGTTCAACGTGGACGGCCTCTTGCGCGGGGATTATGCCAGCCGCATGAACGGCTATGCCGTGGCGCGCCAGAACGGCTGGATGAGCGCCAACGATATCCGCGAGCTTGAGAACATGAACCGTATTCCCGCGGAACTGGGCGGCGATTTGTATCTCATTAATGGCAACATGACCAAACTTCAGGATGCCGGAGCGTTTGCAGGCAAAATCAATACAGAAACGGAGGGATTAAAAAGATGAGCAAATTATCAAAACCAAGGCCGGCTCGCTGCTTTTGGAACTGGACGCAAAACGATGACGGCAGCCGGACTCTGTACCTCGACGGGCCCATAGCCGAAGAAAGCTGGCTGGGAGACGAAGTGACTCCCAAACAGTTCAAGTCGGAGCTGTTATCCGGAGAGGGCGACATAACGATCTGGATCAACAGCCCCGGCGGCGATGTATTTGCGGCCAACCAAATTTACAACATGCTGATGGATTACAAAGGCAAAGTCACCGTAAAGATTGACGGCATTGCGGCCAGCGCCGCTTCGGTCATTGCCATGGCCGGAGGCGACGTGTTCATGTCGCCGGTTTCAATGCTCATGATCCATAATCCGGCCACAATCGCCATCGGCGATACGGAGGAGATGGAGAAAGCCATCGCTATGCTGGAGGAGATCAAGGAATCCATCATCAATGCCTATGAGCTGAAAACCGGGCTTTCCCGGGCGAAAATATCGCACCTTATGGATGCGGAAAGCTGGTTTAACGCAAGAAAAGCGGTGGAACTGGGCTTTGCCGATGGCATCCTGTTTATGGAGAATGAATCACCCTCTTTTGAGTTTGAGGAATCAGAGGGGATGATCTTTAGCAGGCAGGCTGTGACTGCGTCGCTGCAAACTGCGCTTAGCTCGTTTTGCCGTAAACGACAAAAGCTTGCCTGCTCCGTTGCAGCTCCTTTCCCCGCGGAATCTGGCGATTCCGCGGGGGCCCCTTCTTTCCTTAACAGACCCCAAGAAAAAGAAAAACCCAAAGGAACCCCGGTTGAGTCGCTGGAAAAGCGGCTTTATTTATTAAAACCATAAGGAGGAATTTGACAATGAGCAAAATATTGGAACTGCGCGAAAAACGCGCGAAAGCCTGGGAAGCGGCCAAGGCTTTCCCCGACGGCAAACGCGGGAGCGACGGGCTGCTTTCACCGGAGGACACAGCGACATATGAAAAAATAGAAGCCGACGTTGTGGCGCTGGGCAAGGAAATCGAACGGCTGGAGCGCCAGGCCGCCATTGACCTGGAACTGTCAAAGCCAGTCAACAATCCCATCACCAATAAACCCGCTCCTTCGGGCGAAACCAAAACCGGCAGGGCAACTGACGAGTATAAGAACGCGTTTTGGAAGGCCATGCGCAACAAGCTCAGTTTTGACGTACAGAACGCCTTGCAGGTAGGAACTGAAAGCGAAGGCGGGTATCTTGTCCCCGACGAATTTGAGCGCACTCTTGTGGAAGCGCTGGAAGAGGAGAATATCTTCCGCCAGATTGCCAATGTCATTACAACGTCCAGCGGAGACAGAAAAATTCCGGTGGTGGCAAGCAAGGGCACCGCATCTTGGGTGGACGAGGAAGGCCAGATCCCGGAAAGCGACGACTCCTTCGCACAGGTATCCATCGGAGCCTACAAGCTGGCCACCATGATCAAGGTGTCCGAGGAGCTCTTAAACGACAGCGTATTCAATCTGGAGCAGTATATCGCCAAAGAGTTTGCCCGCCGCATAGGGGCCAAAGAGGAGGAAGCTTTCTTTGTCGGCGACGGCTCCGGCAAGCCGACCGGAATTTTGGCCAATAACGGAGGCGGCCAGGTGGGCGTTACCGCGGCAAGTGCGACAGCCATTACCCTTGACGAGATTATGGATTTGTTCTACAGCCTTAAGTCTCCCTACCGCAGGAACGCCGTATTTATCATGAACGATTCGACCGTCAAGGCCATTAGGAAGCTTAAGGACAACAACGGACAGTACCTCTGGCAGCCCTCCGTTGCCGCCGGAACGCCGGACACCATCCTCAACCGCCCGGTCAGGACGTCGGCCTACATGCCTGCCATTGCCGCGGGAGCAAAGACCATCGTGTTCGGCGATTTTTCCTACTACTGGGTGGCCGACCGCCAGGGCAGAGTCTTCAAGCGCCTCAACGAGCTGTATGCCGCAACAGGGCAGGTGGGCTTCATGGCAACCCAGCGCGTGGACGGCAAGCTGGTGCTGGCCGAGGCAGTCAAAATCCTGCAGCAGAAAGCGTCGTAAAGGGAGGTGCCGACATGGGCGTGATTGACAGCCTGCTTCCGAAGGTCAAGGCAAACCTTGTTCTGGAGCATAACGAGGATGACGACTTGCTGAAAGGGTACATCCGCGCCGCCGTTTCCTATGCCGAGAGCTACCAGCACATTGCTGAAGACTTTTATTCCGAAAACTCCATGCCGCCCACTACCGAACAGGCTGTCATCATGCTGTCAAGTCATTTCTATGAAAGCAGGGACGGCTCGACAGCCGGTTTTTTTGGAGATAGCGTGCAGGCTGGGCAGCAGGTGTGGAATACGGTGAATATGCTGCTGCGGCTGGACAAGTACTGGAGGGTTTGAGGGATGAGCTTCGGGAAAATGAACACATTTGTTGACATCATCTCCCCCAAGCCGGTTAAGGACAGCGAGGGTTTTGCTGAAAAAGGGGACATTATCCTTGCTTCGGTCAGGGCGTACAAGGAAGACAGGCATGGCAGCGAAAAATGGGCAAACAGGGCGGCCTTTTCACAGGCGTCTGCCCTGTTCCGCTTCCGCAGGATCCCGAACCTTGAAATCACCGCCGATCTTGTGCTTATCTGCAGCGACGGCAGATACAACATCATCAGCATTGAGGATGTGAAAGGGCGCGGAATGTATATTGAGGTGCTTGCGGAGAAGGAGGCGAAGGCCAGTGGCAAAGGTTGACGTTAAGATGCCGGAGGAGTTTTTGCTCCGGCTTTCCAGGCTTGGAGAAAAGACAGACGAGATCATACCAAAGGTACTGGAGGCGGGCGGAGAAATGGTGCTTTCCAAAGTGAAGTCCAACCTGCAGTCGGTCATCGGAAGCGGCACTAAATACCCGTCCAGAACAACGGGAGAATTGGTAAACGCTTTGGGCCTCTCCCCTGCCAAGCAGGACAGGGACGGAAACCACAATATTAAAATCGGCTTTTCGGAGCCGAGAAAAGACGGAGAAAGCAACGCCATGATTGCCAATATCATCGAATACGGCAAGTCCGGACAGCCCGCAAAGCCGTTTTTGAAACCGGCGAAATCGGCTTCGAGGAAGCCCTGCATCGAGGCGATGAAAGCAAGGCTTGAAGAGGAGCTGGGGCGGATATGAGCATATTGTCTGAGATAAATTCCATAGTGGAAACACTGAGCATCCCTGTTGAAACCGGCGTATTCAGCGGCGTACCGCCGGATGAGTACCTCGTGATCATGCCGCTGGCGGATACCTTTGAAGTCTTTGCCGACAACCGTCCTCGCCATGAAGTGCAAGAGGCGCGGTTGTCTTTGTTTGTCAAGGGCAATTATATGACTCTCAAAAATCAGTTGGTGAAGGCGCTGCTGAACGCGGGCTTTACCATTACCGACCGGCGGTATATTGGCCATGAGGACGATACCGGATACCACCATTACGCTATTGATGTAGCAAAAGAATACGAGATAGAGGAGGAATGAGAGGCATGGCGACAATCGGACTGGACAGGTTGTATTACGCCAAAATAACCGAGAATGAAAACGGAGAAGAAACCTACGATACGCCTGTTCCGCTGGCCAAGGCGATTACGGCGGAGCTTTCGGTGGAGTTGGCCGAGGCGACGCTTTATGCCGACGACGGCGCGGCGGAGATCGTCAAGGAGTTTCAATCCGGCACCCTATCGCTGGGCGTGGACGATATCGGCGTCGCCGCAGCCGAGGTTTTGACGGGAGCCACCCTTGATGACAATAAGGTGCTGATTTCCACCAGCGAGGATGGAGGCGCGCCTGTGGCAATTGGCTTTAGAGCCAAGAAAGCTAACGGCAAGTACAGGTACTTCTGGCTGTACCGCGTAAAATTCGGCATCCCGACGACAAATCTACAGACGAAAGGCGACAGCATTACCTTTTCGACACCCACCATTGAAGGGACAGTCATGCGGCGTAACAAACCGGATGGCCAAGGAAAACATCCCTGGAAGGCAGAGGTAAGCGAGGACGATCCCGGCGTATCGCCTGAAATCATTACCGGCTGGTATACAGAAGTTTATGAGCCTGTCTTTGCTGT